ATGAATGTCATTTAGACTAATAGCACCGCTAGTCTGAAGAGCCATCCTTTAACGCCTCTATCTCTGCTTTTAATTCTTTGATGGACTCAATAAGTACACCTACTATGTTACCATAGGCTACAGATAGATAATCACCACGTCCACTATCCATTACAACTTCTGGCATAACCTGTTGCATCTCTTGTGCTATAACACCTGTACCACGCTCACCGTCCTTGTCATACATAACACCACGCATTTGTGATACTTTGTCAAGCGCACCTTCAATAGTTTCTACATTCTCTTTTAGTCTTGCGTCTGAGAAAGCTGTAATGTTACCTGTTGCTGTAAAAGAACCTGATAGGTTATTACCGTTGTTTGATAGGTTACCTAACCCTACTTCTGCAGGAGTGTCAATAGTACAAGTAATAACACCAGTGCTGTTGTTGTAAGATATACCAGCACCTGCAGATAAAGCTGCTCTTGCAGCAGTTTGTGTACCGCTTCCAGAGTCAGTAAAAGTTCCACTAACAGTTAAGTTACCTGTTATTGTAGCATTCTCATCTACAGTAAGTGTATCTGTTCTTACTGTACCATCAAAGTAAGCGTCCTTGTACTGTAGTGCTGTTGTTCCTAGATCCACAGCATTAGTAGTCTTAGGTCTAAGAGTTGCTGCTGTAGCAACTATATCTTGGGATGGACCTATAGTCTCAATAGGTGCGCCCTCACCTGCAGTGCCATCGTGAGTGTGACCTGTACTAGCGTTAAATGCTGACTGTACCTGATTGTACTCATCATTAAAATCGTCAGCGTCAATAACGCTACCTGTGACTATGTTAGCTGCCGCTTGTCTTGTATAACCTGCCATTGTTACTGCCTATCATGTTCTCTGTACTCAAGCACTGCTGTGTCAAGAGTGAAGGTTGGATTTATTGAGTTATCTGTTATCCTCATAGCTACTGTTTTAAATGAGCCTACTAAATTTTCTTTATATATTTTATCTAAGTTACCACCATACTTAGTATTTGCACCACCGTATATCGAAGTAGATGCACCATATAGACTTACCCCACCACCAGATGCACCTATTTGTATGAGTGGAGGTTGAATAACTCCAGGGTCATTCTTAGAATCAAAGTCTATAGAAAAGCTTACATCAAGATTCATAGTTCCTGTAGGCTGTGCGTATAACGTAAGCTTGTACATAGTTTTACGTATCTGTGGATCAGTGATGGGCATGAAAGGAGATTCATATATGGCCTCAATAGGAGCGCCATCAAAAGAATTACCTGAGTCCATTACATAACAGTAACCGTCATCATTACCAAATAGAACAGTTTCTGTTGCACCTGAATACGTACTATCTGCTACATTTACTTTTAACCCTTTAGTCCTTGACCAAGCTATACCACTACCACCTTGAGCAATAAACTTGGTTGCTATTAAACCTCCAGCAGCAGGTGCTTGTACAGTGGGTATATATGCAAATATCCTGTACTGAGATTTACCCCTAATTAACACAGAACAAAATGTGTCTGTCTGTGCTATAAACTCTTGAGCGTCTTTATATATCTGATCTGATGCAACGTCAAGTGCAAAGTCACCGATACGGTCAGTAGCACCAAGTAAACGTACACCATCAGGAGATAGGTACACTACGTCACCACCAAACTCTTTTATAGTATCAGGGTTAATACAACCAATCTTATCTGATATAGGTTCTAGTCTAAAGTCTGATGAAGTAGTACCTACAAGTTTCTTGATTGTGTCTGTAGTAAAAATGATAAGCTGTTCACGAAAGCCTATCATGCCTGTTACATCGTAACCAACGTTTATTGTACCAGCGCCATTACCTGTAGCAAAGTCATCTACTGTGTTTGGTGCTGTAAAGAATATCTTACTACCTTTAGAGTAGAAAGCATGGTTTTTAAATAGTACAACATTCTCTGCACCTTGTACGTCTGCACTGTTTGACGATGTTAGTGATACCATAGTATTACCACTAGCATTGTATATTATTGGAAAACTCTTACTATCAACAAATATTGTTTTGTCTTCTTGTGTAAAGTTAAAGTCAGCAAACCTAGCTTTTAGTGTATTTGTAGAAGAGCTTGTACCTATATGTGACCAAGTAGTTCCTGTGCCGTGATAGTATAATGTTTTATTTACTTGACTACCATGAAACGTACCAAAAGTAAGAACAGTATCATCTGCTAATGTTTGAGCGGAGTCAAGTACAATACTATTTTGATTTGTTAGTGATGCGACTTTTACAGTACCAGAGATACCTGTGCCTGTGACAAACATACCAGCTTTTATATTAGTAACAAAACTAAGTACGGCATCGTCTGCTAAAGATACTGCTGTATCTAGTATAATACTAGTTTGACTTGTTACAGTCTTTACTGTTACAGTACCAGTAATACCTGTACCAGTTACAACCATTCCTTTAGTAATAGTTCCAAATGCTGCACCAGTACCAGCAACGCTAACACCTGTGACTGGACCTTCTGCTAAACCTGTACCTGCTATGGTGGCTCCTGTTATACCACCTGATCCATCTACTGTAGTTATTGTTATAGTTGCATCGTTAGCTGTAGTAGCACCGTTTAACTGCGTACCAACTATAGTAATTGTTTCACTAGCTGAAAAACCTGAACCTGCTGCAGTTATAGCTACTGTGTATGTAGTACCTGTTTTAGTAACATCAAATGTAGCACTAGTACCAGAACCACTGTAACCAGACTGCGTTGGATTTGTATATGTGACTGCACTAGAACCAACAGAAGTAACTGTTACAGTTGCATCATTTGCTGTAGTAGCACCACCTAAGTTTGTGCCAAGTACTGTTATTGTTTCGTTAACCTTGAAGCCTGTACCTGCTGCATTTATTGCTGCTGTATATGTACCGTCTGTATTTGTTATGTCAAAAGTAGCACTTGCACCAGCTAAAGAAGTAGCACCTGTTACACCTGTAAAAGTTCTTACCCTGTCTACAGCTACTGTAGTGTTGGTAGTAACAGCACCATTTACTATAGCTGTAGCTGTGTTGTTATCAAGAGATACTGCTGTGCTATTAGATACTGCACCGTTTACTGTAGATGTAGCAGTTTGATATTCTGTTACAGTAGCATTGTCCATCTTCCTAGCTGTGACAACTCTACCAGAAGATACAACCTTCATAGCAAGAACTTCACCAGCGCCTGGGATTTCTGTTTCGCTAAACTTGCTGTAACCTTTTAGTTTACTGTAACCACCCTCTCTGTCAGACTCAAAGTTCTGTAGTATGGTAGCTGATCCTATAGCATTAGTACCCTGTTGTAACGGAGTAAGATTGGAGATCAACCCACCTTTGAACTCCATAGGAAATGTTGTCCATTGTACTGCCATTAGAAACTAACTCTTGTATCTCTTAGGTATGGTGTTCTGTTTATATTTATAGTACGTAAGTCTTTTATCTGTTTCTCAAACTTCCTAAGAGCTACGTCTGCAGCTTGTGTATCACCTCTAAACTGAAAGGCATAATACATGGCTCCATCTACTATAGCAAATCTATATTGCTGTGGAAGAGCAGGAACATCTAAAGGGTTTTCTAAATCATAACCCAGTGAGTAATATTCATAAACAATAGTGTATGCTTTATCTGGAACAGGGTGACATATTAATTCTCTGCCAGGAGTACGTACAATAAATTTAGGAACACCACGTATACTTGCGTCTGTGTTAAACTCATCATCTGCGTACTTTTTTAGCCATTCTTCATACACTAATGTTTTTAGTGGTTCAGTTCCTGTGCCAAGACTGTCATCTCTTTTTACACGAAATGAGTTCATATTTATTGTTTTAGCATCTGTAGGATAATAATACTTCATAGATCCTGCAGCTAAAACTAACTCAGTTTGTATGTGATTCCACGGCCATTCAAACTCTTCTTGGTTAATGTGTCTTATTGCAGAGTTAACAGCATCCTTGGCTATACTATAGTAACCAGTTGAAGCTGTAAAGTTTGATGAGGTTAAAGCAACCTCGTTTAATCTATGATTAACATCATTAACTAAACCAAGAAAGTCATAAGCCATTTATCTATTCCTAATTGGTAATGTTACAGAACGCTCGTATGTAAGACCTTGAGTAGTATTAATACGACATGTAACATTGTACCTTACATTATTCAGGCCACCACCAAAGCGTGCGGTAGCTACGTTACCAGCAAGAGTACCTGCAATAAACTGTAAGCCATTTACAAACTGTGCAGTTGATACTTGTGTTTTTGTTCCATCAGAATCATCAACAAAAAATACAGATGATACAATAGAATCAGACCCTAAAAACCTAGACCAGTCTACGCTGAAGTCTGCTGTTTCATCAGGGTCTTTCTCAGGCCATTTGTAAGACATATCTTATCCTTAACTAGTTATGTATACTACGTTGTCTCTTCTTACAGGACGTATAACTACAGTTCTATTTTCAGCAGCTATGTATACAGTTCTGTTACCTATAGTAGGTGCGATTATCGTTACCGTTCTACCTCTGCTATAGGTATCTGCAAAGTCATCAAACGGAAAGAGTACACCAATAGGGTCATCTAGGTTTTGCGCTATAGTAGCATTTATGTCAGGCAATGTAAAGAACGCTAGACCTGTTATACTTGGTACTGCGTTAGCTAATACAGCAGCTACAGATGTTGGAGGGGTTGTAGCTTTACCTTGTGCCGTTAGTGATATGGATGTACCACTAGTAGTAATACTATTACCCATAGCGTTGCCGTGTACAGTACAGTAGTATCTTAACCCTATTCCTGGTGCAGATGTTGGTACTGCAAAAGTTACACTTGCGCCAGCTTGACCAGGAGTTCCTGTACTTGTTACACCAGTTGTATAACTTTGGTTACCACTCTTAAATGCTAGTGGGTGTCCAGCTACAGATGAATCACTAAGATCAAATGTGTATGTTGTTCCTCTTACAAGTTGCAGCGTTGGATTATTTATACCATTTAAAACAAATATGTTAACGCCACCTACGTTTGCAACGGTTACAGTAAAAGTTGTAGTGCTGTCTACTGTAGTTATGGTATTGCCCATACCATTACCGTGTACAGTACAGTAGTATCTAGCTGGCATTGTACCAGATGTAGGAACTACTAGTGTTACCGTAGCTCCTGATGATCCTGCTGTTCCTGAAGTGGTAACTCCTGTAGTGTAAGAATTACCAACCGAATCTTTAAACCTAAATGGGTGTCCACTGTTAGTGCTGTCACTTACATCAAAGACGTATGTTAATCCTTTTGTTAGTGTTAACTCAGCAGCTTCTACACCATCTATGTAAAACTTGTTACCGCTTCCACTATTAGCTACAGTTACTGTATAGTTGTTTCCTGTAGGTTGAACATTGTCACCAAAAACTGCACCAGACATAGCAGTTTGTGATGGTAGGTTTGTATTTGCTATACCTTCTATGCTTGGTACGTTAGCTGTGAATGCTGCAGTGTTTGCAGGGAGTGTAAAGTTTGCTGCTCCTATAAGTGTCAATGCAGCTATACTTGTGGTGCTTGCTACGTTAGCAGTAGTTATATTTGCTTTTCCCTCAATGTCAAGCGTAGCGTTAGTTAGTGCAGCAGAAACCCCTGTTAATGCTGGAAGATTTACACCTCCTGAAAACTGAGGAGGGTTTAGCGCAGAAGCTGCAGATACGTCATCAAGATCAACACCTATGGTGTACTTGGTAAGTTCTGCTGAGAACGGTGTCTCTGCTACTGCTGCGAAGCCAAACATTAGTCAGCCTCTGCTATGGTGTTACCCTCTGCCACCCATGCTTGTATTGTTTGGTAGTCTACATTGCTTGGGTTTATTGGAACACACATGGTAATACCATCTGAGACTATTTCTATACCCTGATTACCTTCTGCACTTGGATGAGTGTAGTATTTTGCTGATGTAATATTCATACTTATAACTCCGCTGATGCTGTGGCCTGTGCCCTTAGAAAAACATTAGCTGCTGTTCCAGAGCTATTATTGACCCTATAAAAGAAACAACGGTCTTGTGTAATAAAAGTAGCATTTCCATTGGCATCAGTACCGTCTGCTGCAAGCTTTCCTGATGTTCCAGTAGCTGTACTATAAACTGTGACACTAGGAGCGGCTCTCATTGAAACTGGAAATTGCCAAGTACCAGCACCAGCATAAGAAAATGTGGCACTTAGAGAAGTAGCTACACAACCACTTGAAGTTGCTGTTCCTGTGCCTGTTCCATACTGATAAGTTCGGCAAAAGTACCTTTGACACTTGCGGAGAGTGGTATCAAATGTTTCATGCTCAAACGGCGTACTTTGCGACCCAACTTCTAGCTGGACGCCTGTGAGTTGCCATGTGGCGTTAAGTGTTGTTCCAATAGCGTTTGATTGATTTGCTCCTGCAAAAGCAGGTCCAGAATATGCCGCCCACGATCCAGTAACAGCAGTTCCTGAATAGTCACTACCTGCTGCTAAATTCCAAGTGATCTGTAATCCTCCCCCAGTGTCATTATTAAAATTACTACCACCAGTATCCCCTACTATGGTTAGTGTTTTCTTTTCCCACGTATTAGAAGCATTTATTGTATATTCTATTACTAGATGTCTATTAGAGTCCAAATTATAAATATTACATGTGAAGGTTCCTGTTACAGAAGCCTTTACATAAAAAGATAACGTACACGTTTTAGCATCAGAAGAACCGTATTCTAGGTGTGTAACATTTTGTGCCTCAATAATATGCCTTACGTCAAAAAGTTCTGCAGCATCAATTGCTGTTTCTGCCGTTGTTGTTGTCCATTTTACGGAATATGAAAATCCTGTAGGAGCATCAGTAACTTGCGCCCAAGTTCCAGCAAATTGATCTGCGGCATATGCTTCAGTTTTAAACCTATCTACTGAAGCATAATTTGGAGTGCTTGTTGAAATTGACCCACTAGTCGCCCTCTGTGCCACGGTCATAGCACCATTGATAATAAGGTTCCTGTTACCAAGCTGTCCTTCGCTAGGAAGATTGTCTGCAAGTTTTCGTGCGTTGCTCATGTGTTCCTCCTAACCTAGTAAGTAGCCAGATAAACAAGTGTATGTGGGATAAAAACTAAAGGTAGTAGCTGTTGAAACATATATTCTAAACTCAAATGTATCATTAGCA